TCATCCTTGACCACACGGACATTCTCCGCCAAACAACGTGAACTCTTGCAGCGCCCACCAGGCCGTAAGTTCTTGCCCATTCCCGATGGGCTGGGTTCGATACTCCACTCGGAGCAGATCGCCCGGGACACGCCGGGGATCGCAGTCCTCCAGAAGTTGTTGCCCGGCCAACCCATCAACCACCGGCAGCGAGAACGCGCGCACAGGGAACGGTGCTCCGTAACCTTCGCCATCGTCACCCATCCACTGACATTCGAAGCGGTTGTCAGGGACGGCCAAAATCAACACCGTGTGAGGGCCGAGCCCGGCTCCCCCCGCCGACGGCTGCACAATCGGTTCGTCCTCCGCCCCCGCCATCTGCTTGTAGTGGGCCAGCACGTCCCGTTCATGACGGGCCAGGTCACGGAGCTCGTCCCAGCTACCACTCATCAAGCACCTCAATCCCGAGTGTGCCGACGTCGTCCGGTGGCCCGACCGGGATCTCCAGCCGGGCGCAGTAGCCCTTCGAGACGGTGTCGTATACGCCGCTCGGACAGCGGCCGTTGCGCGGAATCAAGCTCTTGACGCTCACGGCCGAGACGGCCCGCACGGTGTAGTAACGCACGTCACCAGGGCTCAGCGCCGTCCCGGTCCAGCCGTAGCGGCGACGCCCGATCTCGAAGCTCACCGACCCGGCCGGATTGCCGAAATTGAAGTCGCTCTCCTCGTCGCAGGCGTAAACCGTGAACGCCGACGGGGCGGCCTGCTCGCCCACACGGCTATACGTCCAGCTCACGTATGGCTTGCCCCCCGTCAGCCGGCGTACTTGCACGAGCGACGGCGCATTCGGCAGCAGTCCGAGGAGCTGCCCACCGTCGAACACGCGCGTCTGCACTTCCAGCGGATCGATCTCGGCCGGCACGCCGCCCGGGCCGAACGTCACCACGGCAAAGTGGTAAACCCCATCGCTGAACGTCACGTCACCGAACGTGTCTACGCTGCCCGACAGCCCCGGCGCGATGCCCACGACGGCGGCCTGGCGCTCTTCGGTCCTCCAGGGATCGAGCACCGGGTATGGCAGCCGCTCGCCCTTCCAGCACACCAGCACGCCCGCCCCGCTGCGCCAGGCCCAGTTACGCAGCGGCCCCGCGAAATGTGCCCGCAGGCCGAGCGCACCCAGAGCCCGGCCGTGTATGGCCATGTAGCGCCGCACAATGTCCGGACGTTTTACGATCACGCTTTCGGCTGCCGAATGACGGTCTTCCCGTCGTCGTCGCTTGCCAGTTCCAGCTCAACCAGCTTGGTCTCCCCATCGTCGTCGTAGATGTCGAGCTCGCCGGTCTCGGAGTACTCCACCTGCTTGTTCGCGACGCCGGCCTTGGCGATGTGCGCGTCGTTCGTCGCCGGGCGGTTCGCGATGCTGAAGTGCGCCAGGCAGGCATTGACCGTCTGTCCATCGATCACCGCCCCCACCAGCACCACAAAATAATCGTGCTCCTCCGCATAGAACTCGTCCGTCGTCTCGATCTTACAGTGGTGTACGCCGGTGAGACTGTCATGGTCCTCCGTATCGGTCACACCCGTCGTGACCTCGGTGGTACCGTCATCCTTGTAGACCGCGACCGTCCCGTCCGTCGCGCGCGTGATCGAAGCACCGGCGGCGCTGGCTGTGTTCCACTTGAAGTGCACGATCTGATTCTTCGCAAAGTCTCCCAAGTATTGCATTACGCCACCTGCCCTGCGTTGACCAGCGGCCGCAGCGGCGCCCGCGTTAGCTTGGCCCCCACGCCATACATCCACGGAGCATCGAACTGCCCGACCGTGCCGGTCTCGGTGAAGTTGAAGCTGCCGATCAGATCACTCACATCGCCGTCGCCGTCGCACTTGTAGTAGTTCTGAAGGCTGTCTGGTTGGACTGACCGGAAATCCCGCCCGGCGTACATCACATCGAGATCCGCCTCGGCGATGTCCGCGGTCCACCGTCCCACCGGCCCGATGTAGCCCGGACAAGGCTGATCGTAGCCTGTGGAGATGTGCTGAACCCCCAGGCACGTCGCGTTGAGCGGGGACGGCCACTGGTTGCCGCCCATCGAGGTCGTCACGAGCGTGCCATTCAGGAAGACGCGCAGCGTTGCGTTGGGAACAAAGATCAAACCGAGCAGGTTCCAGTCGTTCAGCGTCGCCGCGAAACCTGACGAGGCGGACGTGGTCGCCCCGCCGTCGCGCCACTGGGCATTGACGACGCCCGTTCCCATATGCGCGATCCGCAGCCACCGCTTCGTATCGTTCGTGTCGTAGATCCCCACCGGCGACACCGGCCCTACGGCCGTGGGATAGTACCAGCAAACCAGCGCGCTCGTGCCGGCGTCCTGGATCGCCGAGGCGTTCTCGTGATAGTCCTTCGTGCTGTACTGGCCGCGTGATCCCGGCATCGCTCCTGTGTCCTATGTGTGGTCCACGAACGCCGTGTCCACACAGTTCAGCGCACGGCTCGCCCATGTCTTCTTGGCCAGCACGTACACGTCGTCGCCGGACGTCCGTGTGATCGTGATCACCGCCGTCCCGCTGCTGTCGGCCTTGATGATCTTGTCGTAGTTGTTGATCGACCGAACGATCGACCCCGTAGAGATCGTGATCGTCACGTCCGTGTCGAACGCACTGCCATCCGCGTCTGTGAACGCCCCAACTTCAAACAGGGCCTCGGCGGCGACGTTGTCGCCGTTGAGGTCCTTGACCTGGATCGTCACGTTGACGCCGGCAGTCACGTCGCCGGCGGCGTCCTGCATGGTCACAATCAACACGGCCTGCCGGATCGCATTACTAACTTGGTTGAGCCCAATCCCCTGTCCCTTCACCCGCAACTCGTCGGAGTCGATCTCGATCGTCGTGCCGTCGATGCCGACCGACAGCACGCCGGCCGAGTGCGCCAGCCCATCACCCGCCACGGCCGCCGCGACCTTCGCCGCCCCGTTGGCGTCCAGCAGGGTCGTCCCGCTGATCAGCAACTCCAGCAGGTTCAGCTTCGCTAGCGTCGAGTCCTTGTCGGAATACAACTCGAACCGGCTGCTGGCGGTCGCCCACTTCAGCGCCGCCCACAGCGCCGCCCCGAGCTGCATCGACAGGTAGCGGTCGCCGGCGCTGCTCGCGTCCGCGTCGATCACGAACTCAGACTGACTGGTCTGCCCGTTGTCGGTGAACGTCGGCACGATGCGCAACGAGTTGTACGGCCGGGCGTCTTTCACGTCGGTGACCGCCCCGTTCGCGGTCGTCACCATCGCGACCGCCACATACGTCGTGCTGTCACCCGGCCAGCTCGTCCCACCCGTCAGCGCGTTGGTCGACGCCAGCACCCAGAGCTTGTAATCGCTCGTGTCGTCCGGCACGGCGAACGCGCTGTTGCCGGCGAACGCGACCTTGGTCCCGTCGCTCTTGGCGTACACCCCCTCGAAGACCGCCACCTCCAGGGCGCTGTCGGTCTCCTCACAGTGCAGCCCCATCATCAAGCTCACCCGCCGATAGAGCAGCTCCAGGATCTGCATCCAGTCCTGCGTCTTGGTCAGCGGCGTCGAGCGGTCGCTCAAGAGGCCCGGGTAGCGGATCCCACTGGCGTGCGTGCTTCCCGGCTTCGCCTCGGCTTGCGCCGGCGTCAATTGACCTGGTGTATGGCCCACCGCCATGCTATTCCTCCAGCTTTCCGAAGTTGAACCGCAGCCGGCCGCCGACCAGATCCTCGACCGCCTGTACAGCCCGCGCGCCGCGTGGCGCGGTGTTCACGTACACCTCGACCGTCTCGGTCGGATCAGCCGCGGCCTCCCCCGTCTCGCGATCGAACGCCCGCGCTGCAAACGTGTGCAGCCCGGTCGCCAACTCGTCGCTCAATACCAGCACGCTCCGTGTCTCGCGGCCGAACGTGCCGAGCTGGCAGGGTCCGTTCTGCGGCTGCCCGGGCGCATGATGCTCGCCGTCGTACATGGGCACCGGCACCACCCGGCCGCCGGCCACGCCGGCCGAGAGGTCCACGCCGCCGACGCCGTCGGGTCCGTAAACCTGCACCACCTCGCCGGCGACGACCAGCTCACTCGGTACCCAGATTCCTACCCGCTGCATCTGCTGCTCCAAACCGCCAAGGCGCCAAGAGCGCCAAGCGTGGATTACTGCTGACGGCTCGATACAGAGGCGCTCTTGGCGCCTTGGCGGTTACCCTTCACCGAAGCCCACCACCGCCGCCGGATCCTCCAGCGTCAGCGTGGTCGTCAACTCCGGCGACACCTTGTCACCGTCGCCCGGGTTCCATCTCCAGTTCACGTTCGCGATGATCGCGTAGTCGTCGTCCTGCCGGGCGCGCAGGTCTATATCGTGCGCGTGCTGCTGGTCCTCCGCCGCGATCACCGGTACCTCGTCGCCCGGCCGAAAGCCGATCACCTCCCCGCCGACCTTCTCTGGGAAGAGCAGACCCGTCATCACCACCGGGCCGACGTGCCGTACTCGATCGGCCCGGTGCAGGTACTTGTTCACCAGCCGCGCCGCATCCTCAAGAAACTCCTCAGTCGCCGGCTTCTCGCTGCCCTTGAAGATCGAGTTCCCGCCGCTGTGTCCGCCCCGGTCCTCGCGGATCGCCCACCGGAAGTCACCCGGTCGAAACAGCAGCCGTCCCCGCCGCCGCCGGCTCAGCGAGCCGGGGATCTCCGTCCACCCTTCGTAGTCGTCGTCCACGAAGTCGTTGTCGCTCTCGATCACCCCCGTGATCCGCATCCGCATCGTGCCGCGGATATACGCCTCCGGCAGCGTGTACGTGCTCGCGCCTTCCCCCGGCTCCTTCAGCCCGTCGACGCGCAAGTCCTCCATCTCCATGAATACTCCCAATCGCGTCATGAGCACCTTGACGTCCGCGGGCAACGGAAACCAGCTCCCATCCTCGCCGCTGCGGTAGCTCACCTGCACGATCGGCGGGAATGTCTGCCCCGGCCGAACCCCGGTCAGACAGCGTTTGATCGGCCGCGGCCGGAGCGAGTTCCGGTCATGCTGGAACTCGTCACCGTCCTGCACCTCGCCCACCTCCAGGTCGGCCAGGTCCAACGCCTCGTAGGCCGCCGCGACGAAGTAACCGAACGGCCGCACCTTGTCCGTGTCCCGCATGTCCGCAAAGTCCGGCGCGATCCAATGCCGCAGCACGCTCCAATGGTCGAAAAACTGCTTGCCGTTCGTGCAGTACCGATTCCCCCAGGCGTCTGAGCTGATTGCCGCCACCGCTTCAGCGACCGCATTCTGATCGTCCGGATCCACGTCCACCTGCGGCACACGCTCCGCGTCGTAGTCCCAGCCCGGCACCAGCTCGACCGTCACCTCGTAGCGTTTGGCCGCCCCGCCCGCCCGGGCTGCGTTGACGCACGCCGCGTAGTTCCCCACCACCGCCAGGTTGCTCACGTCCGCTTCGCGTCGCACTTCCGTCCAGGTCTTGTCGTCGGTCCGAAAGTGCGCCGACGGCATCCGGATCGTCACGCGCCGCGACGCCCCCGGCACGAAGAACCTGAACCCCTCCTTCAGTGCTCCGTCGCTCTCGTGCCATGCATCGACCGTGAACCCGATCCCGCTCCGCGCGCACGTCCATTTCAGCGCCTGGATCCAGTCCATCCCCTCGATCGCGTGCGACAGCGGCCGGGCCAGCAGCACCCGCGCCCACGGGTCTTCCAGATCCACCCCGCCGCCCAGTTCGTCCGGGTCCTCCAGGTGATACCCGCGCTCGTAGATCAACTTCCACAGGTTGCAGTCGACCAGGTCGTGCGGCATCGCTCCCAACGTGCCGTCCGGCAACCGTCGGCCCCAGTACAGCAGGAACATGAACACGCGCGCCCACGTCCACGCCTGCCGGTCGTCGTAGTAGCGGTGCGCCCAGAGTGGCACGCCGAAGCGCCACTCGGTGTCCGCGTCATCCAGATACGTCAGCTTCTTCCGGCAGTTCTTGGCCCCCTCCGGGTTGAACACCACCGGCCAGCCCGTGTCGACCTTCGGAATCAGCGTCGGGGTACTGCTCTCGGCGAACGTCACCTCGTCCGCCTTGCTCAGCCACAACTGACCGTGGATCGCCCGTTCCTTCAGATCGTCCGCGACGTGCACCAGCTCGATCCCGCACTGCTTTGCGCCGGCCGCCGTGCGTCGCACCGTGTTCAGATACCCCCGAAAGAGCGTCACGTTCTGCTCGGGGCTCGGTCGCGCCGTACTGATCGTCACGATCGCGTCGTCCGGCAAGACCACGTCCAGGCGCTGCGGATCCGGATCATCCTCCGTCCCGCGGTTCAGCAGGTACCCGTCGTACAACACCACCGGCGCCTTCGCCGTCGGTAGTGCGTTGATCGGCCGATCGACCTCGGCCGCCGGGCCGAGCCAAGTCACCACCTGCGGCTCGCCGTCGAGCTGTGTCACCTCGATCGCCAGCGGATCCCACAAGCTCGGGTCGTCCGCCGGGTGGGGCCCGGGCTGTATTGGCCCGGTTACCGTCCCGCCCGGCCGGCCCACTCCCGGTACTCTCTCGATCGGTGGCACTGCTCAATCCGTCCTTATCGCAACCTCGGCGCCCGGCTGCATCCACTCAAACTCGACTTCCCACCCGCACCACAGCTCCGGGCTCTGGCAGCGCTCCGGGGGCGCCGTCGGCCGGAAGCTCGCCAGCCGGCAGTACGGCCACTCCTCCCCCCATTCGCTCCGCAGCGTGTACGTCGCGGCCGTCGCCTGGTACTGCCGCAGCTTGTTGCGGAAGACGATGTAGTCGTGGTCGTCGTCATCCAGCACAAACGCTTCGATCGTCCACTTGATCCGTTCCGGCCCCAGCCCAGTGTGCACCGCGCCGGCGCCCGAGAGCTCCGGCAGGCAGTACTTGAGCACCTTCGGGTTCGGACCCTCGGCCTTCGTCCGCACGCGCGCCGCGACCAGCAGCCCGTCCGTCGCCGGCTCCAGCTTCGGCAGGTCATCGACTTGATCGGCGTTGAATACGGCATGCGGCATCGGTTAACCGCCCAGACGCCAAGGACGCCAAGGGTTCAGGCTTCAGGGTTCAGCTCCCCAATCGTCAATCGTCAACCGTCAATCTCCAATCGCTCCGTCACGTTGCTACGGCATTCCCGCCCCGCGCTCGATAATCTCCGGTGTGATCGCCTCCGGCCGCACCAGCACGCCCTGGGCGTCGAGTACCGTGCCCTGGTTGATCGTGGTCTGGTTGTTGCTGATGTTTACGGTGACCTGACGGGTTTCGGGGCTGAAGCCCTCGGGTGAGAATGACGGCAGCGACTCCGGCCTCGCGATGTCCCGTACCTTCCCGGTCGTGTCCGCAATCCCCGCTTGCTTCAACGTCTCCGACAGATCCAGGAGGGGCTGGAGTGCCTCTATCTCTTTGTCGACCTGCGTTATTCGCCTGGCTGAGAGCGGTCCAATCCCCCCAGCGCCGACGGCCACGCCGGGCGCTACATGTACTCCCGGCCGTGGGCGTGCTAACCTTCCCCGCTCCCGCTGAAGTTCGCCGTATTTCTTCAGCAGCTCGTCAACCTGCTCTATGCTCGTTTCCGTGTCGGCCAATCCGAGCTCGATGGCCTTTGCGAGCAGGATCGCATCGTGCGAGATGCCCGTCACCTTCTCAAGGAAGCGCGGTTGCTTGCCAAGTTCCCGATACGCCAGCGCCGCCTCGGCGATCGCGGCCCGCCCCGCGGGCGACTCTTTGGCCCGCTCGGCCGCAGCCGCGACCTCGACCCGTGTCTTCTGTTTGGCCTGCAGCTCCTCGAATGCCTTCCTGGCCTGCTCCTTCGTCTCCGGTTCCACCGGGGCCGCCGCCACTCTCGCGGCCTGCCACGGTTTCAATCCTGCCAGCATGGTCGGTGTCGCTAGTGCCGCCGCTTTCGTCTTCTCCACGCCCTCGTTCATGATGTCTATGTACGCCAAGTACGCCTTCTCAAAGTTCGCCACACTGTAGGCGCCAGCCTGCTGGAGATCGGCCGCGATCCGCTGCGCCGGCTCCTGTTGCTTCTGGGCGAACTTCTCGCGGGCTTTGGTGGCTTTTTCGAGCGCTTCTTCCGCCGCCTGCGCCCCCGCGCGCATCGTCCGAAACAGCCACACCAGGCCGCTGATGGCAACACCGGCCGCGACCATCCCACCCAGCGCGAGCGTCATCTTGCTGATGCCCTTGGCCACGTCCACGGCGATGTTGCCGAGGCTGGCGAGCATCGGGTTGAACTGTCCGAGGATCCCGGTCATCGCCGTCTTGGCGCTGTCGTCGAACTGGTTGACCGCTTTGGCGGTACCCTTTATCGCGGGCTGGGCCTTGCCGTGCGCGGCAGTGTGCGCCTTGGTCGCGACCGTCGCCTGGCCGGTTCCCTTGGCCGCCTGCGCCCCGGCGGCGCCGACGCCCTTCACAGCCTGGCCCGTCGACTTCAGCTCGCTCTGGGCCTTCTCGCTGCCCTCTACCCGAACTGGTACCTTGACCTCTTTGGCCATCTTCGGCTGTACTCCTGTGCCGGCGCTTGGTCGGCGCTACTACGAGTCGCGCACGTCACTGAACGCCGTGTCCAGCCCGTCGCCGTCCTGTTTCTCCAGCACCGTGAATTGGATCTCACGCGTGCCGGCCGGCCCGTCCTCCTCCGGCGGCGGGAACAGGCTCTCACCGCCGATCCGGGCGCGCACGCGCTCATACGTCCGCGTCACCGAGCCCTCGTAGTCGGCGAAGTTCACCACGACTTGCTCTTCGATCTCGGTCGTCTGATGCTGCGCGTACTCCGACTCGCTCAGCGTCTCGATCGCGATCGTCAGCTTGGCATAGGTCGACCGGTAATCGGCGGGCATCTTGTCGCCGGGCAGCTCACGACCGCTCCCTTCGACGCGATGCGCCAGTCGGCGCGCTCCGACGATTGTCGTGTCCCCGGCTGCGCCGCGCTTGGCGCTGTTGAGCTTGATGATGCTGGTGGCTACGTTCTGTGCCATGATCAGTCCTCAGTAGGGCAGGCCTGGGCCTGCCAGTTTTCAGTTCTCAGCCTTGGCGCCTTGGCGGTTACACACTCTCCCGCCACGTCACCGTCACCGCCAGGATCCCGCCGCCGGCCTGCCCGCTCTTGGCCGCCGGCCGATACCAATACTGCACCTCGCCGCGCGTGATCTTCGCCGCCACGCTGTTCTGGCCGCCCGGCTGGAACCTGGCCGAGCTGATGATCGCCCGCAGCAGTGTGCCACAGTCGTTGCATAGCTTGGTGAACGCATGCTTACCGCTATCATCGTCATCACCACGCGCCTTGGATCGGACGCCCAGCAGCGCCCGCAGCTCGTAGTACTGGTGGCTGCTGTCGCGGCTGGTCGGTTTCACCGTTACGGGCCGCACACACACCGTCCCGTCCGGCAGGTTCATCAGGTCGAACTTCCCGACCTGTGTCCCGAACCCGGCGTCCTTCGCCGCCTCCCGCAGCCCCTCGACGATCTGTGCTTCCTGCGAATCAGCCATCAGCTCGTAGGGCAGGCCTGGGCCTGCCAGCTTTCAGTTAATCCGTCTTCGCCGTCAGTTCGTCCACGCGTCCCTGCACCGCCCCCACCATCTCCTCGTAGGCCGCCGCGACGCCCGGCTCCAGCACGTCCCAGCCCTGCACCGTCACGCTCGCCGCCAGGCCGAAGTACGCTTCGAACACGCCGGCCTCCTCGATGCCGATTGCCCGCCCACGGCGGTGCACCTTCCCGGGGAACGCCTCGGCCAGCGCCGCCACGGTCGGGTACGTCGGCGCGCCCGCCGCGGTCAGGTTCGCCGCGATCGGGATCGTCAGCGCCTGGGCCTCGACCGGCGTGATGGTCTTGACCTCGTCGGTCAACAGGTAGGCGTACTTGCTGGCCGGTGACTCTGTGGGCACGCCCACGAACCCGGACAGGTTCTCGGGCTCGTCCAGCTCGCCGACCACGCTGTTGAGCAGTGTCCCGGTGCGGCTGTGCTCGGCCGGGTCGGCCATCATCACCACCTGGCTCGCAGCGTAGTCCAGTCCCTCGACCATGCCGCGCTGCAGGGCCTGCTCGAACTTCTCGCCGGCCAGCTCGCCGAAGCGCGCGATCACCGCCTCCGCATCGACGTCGATATGTAGCTCTAAGCCATCAGCCATCGCTTCCAGTCCCTAGTCTCTAGTGACTAGTTTCTAGACCCGCCGCTCGCCCACCAGCAGCGCCTTCACGCTCTTCACTAGCTCCATGTCGGGCGCGTAGCCCACGTTCCCGGCGCCGCCCACGAGTCCTTCGACGACCTTGTAGCCCGGCTCGGTCATCCGATTGCGCAGCTCGGCCGCCTGCAGCAGGCACGCCTTGACGAACTTGTCGATCAGATCGGCGACGCCGTCCGGCTTGTCGCCCACCGCGTCCGGCGGCCAGTACCCGCCGCGGTAGACCACCTGCCAGCACTGCACGCCCTTGGTCCAGAGCGTACCGAGCGGCAGTCGCGCGATCCGTCCGCGTGTGCTCACCACGTGGTAGTCGCTGTCGGCCGTCTCGGCGGTGGCCCCCGCGAAGTCATAGGTCTCGGAGTATTTGACGCTCGCGACGCTGACGATCGGCCAGGCCTGCGTGAGCAGCTCGCTCACCCCGCCGTCGAACTGCTCGGTCAGATCGGCATCCACGTACTCGATCGTCCGGTTGCAGTGCTGCGCGATCATGTCCGAAGCCGTCTCCAGCGCAGCGGTCAGCACGCTGTCCTCACCGCTCTCGTCGATCGAGAGCCAGCTCTTCAGTTGCGTCAGCGTCGCGAGCATCTGGTTTCCAGTTTCTAGACGACTACCGACGCCGGATCGTTCGTCACCGGCAGCGCCTTGGCCCGGTAGAACTGCAGCACCACGCCGCCGCATACGCCGGCCGTGCCGGTCACGGTGTGCACGGCGCGGACGTACTTCTTGGTCAGCCGCGCGTCGATCGTCGGGCACTTGTCGTCGTCGCTCGCCCCGAGCTGCACGGCCGCCGCGCCGGCGATGTCGGTGTACGTCGAGTCGTCGTCCGAGTCCTGCAGCTTGTAGTCGGCCGCGCACGCAGTCTCGATCGCCCCGGTCGGGCAGTGCGCCATCACGGCGTCGTCGTCGCCCCTCGCAACGCCCGCACCGTTGACCGCCCCAGCGCTGGTGCGGTCGACCGGCACGATGTTCAGGACGACCCTTGTGTCTTCCGCGAGTCTTCGCATGTTGTTCTCCTCTCAGGTTTACAAGGTCGGCCGGGCCGGGCCGGGCGTCACGCCCGGCCCGGTCCCGATGCGGCCCACCTCTCAACTCCTACGTCCTGGTTCCGCTGATCGCCGCCGCGGGCAGCCCGTTCAGGAGCTCCTCGCAGACCTGCAGCTTCACCCGCACGCGGTTGAGCTCGTCCAGCGGCGTCAGTTGAATCTGCGCCACCGTTGCCACGCGCGCCGCGCGCACCAGGTCGAGCAGCGAGCCGGCCACCGCCGGCTTTTCCTCGGCCGCCGGCCTTTCCTCGGCTAGCGGCTGGTTCTCTTTCGCCATGATCGATCCTCGCTTTTCAGTTTTCAGTTCTCAGCCTTGGCGCTCCCGGCGCCCCGGCGGTTATCCCTACGAAGCAGCCGTCTTGAGCTGCACGACGCCGTTGCCGTCCACGACCGTCATGTCTTGCGGGACGTCGGCCGCGAATACGGTCTGCGCCTCCCAGAACTTGAGCTGGTCGCTGCTCTTGAGCTCGACCGCCTTGGAGTGCCGGTACACCCGGCAGGCCCGCGTGAGCGCGCCGAACAGCGTGAACACCGTGCTGACGTCAGTCGCGCTCGGCGCCACCTGCACCGGCTCGACCGGGTAGCCCATCAGGTAGAACGGCAGCCCAGTCTGGGCCTGCATCACGTTCGCGATCGGCTGGCCGGCCGTGTCGCGCACGCCCAGATATTGGAAGAAGATCAGCAGGTGCATGAACCACTTCGGTGAGGAGTTGTGCACCCACAGCGGCGCCGTGCCCAGCACGGTGCCGAGGTAGTAGGTGCTCTTGGCGATCATCTCGGCGAACGTGTCGTCGCCCGAATCGCCACCCACGCTCAGCAGGTCGGTCCGCTTGAACAGACCGGTATAGCCGCAGTACCCGCTGGTGCCGTCGCCGACGAACCAATCGCTGTCCGCGGCCAGCATCAGCCCGTAGCTGATCTCGGTCGCGACCCAGTCGCCCAGCGCGACCGCCAGGTCGCTCGCCAGCATCCAGTTGTCGACCTCGGTGCCGACCACGAAGCGCTTCAGGGCGAAACGCGTGTCCCCGACGGTCGGCGTGCTGGCCGTGCCGGCCACGCCGAAGTCCGGGTAGTACACCGTCAGCCCGCCGGTCCGCCTGGCGCCGCCGCCGCTCATCACGCTGACCGGGATCGCCGGGCAGTTCCGCTCGAACACGCCCGCCTCTTCCACGTTGCGGATGATTCCCGCGAGCAGCAGCTCCGGCATCAAATAGCCGCCCTCGGGGCCCTTGGTCAGGCTGATCGCGGCCTTGTCATACTCCGCCTTCAGCGCCGCGTGGTCATGTTGCATGATCGCCGCGACCATGCGCCCGAACTGAGCGGCCTGCTCGCGGTCGGCGAACGGCCCGCGGTAGTCGCCGCCGCGCTGGTAGTGCCCCGCGATCGCGTGGAAGCGTTTGATCGCGTCGGCCTGCACCTTTTCCATGCTGTTCGAGAGCTTCGCGATCTCGTCGGCCTGCCCTTTGAACTGCGCCTGGTACTTGGCGTCCAGGTCGTTGTAAGACGCGCCGATGGATTCCAGCTTGCCGGCCAGCTCGGCCACGAGCTGCTCGACCTGCACCTCCTGCGGCGTCTTGATCGCGTCGGGCTTGGTGCCCGGCGCCGTTTCCGTCTTAGCCATCCTTGGCTCCCTTCGTTGTGGGGATCTCACCCGCCGGCTCAGCTCGCTTGCCCCGGCACCGGCAGGCTCCGAATCCGTTCGAGTAATTCCGCGGACGCCCCGCTCTCGCGGGCTGCCTCGCTCGGCGCTGCTGCATCACCGTCCGTCTCGTCCGGGTTCTCGGCGTCGTCCGCACCGTCACCGAAGTCGTCGTCGAGATACGCGGCCTGCAGGTCCGCCAGCTTGGCTTCGATCACCTCGCACAGCCGCTCGTCCAGGCCGTGCGCGAAGTCCGTCATCATCCCCTCGACCGCCTTTCGAGCCGCGTTCACGGCGGCTTCGATCAAGGGTTCAGGGTTCGGGGTTCGGGGTTCAGGTGTGGCACCGGCTTCCAGCCGGTGGAGCTGGCCGCCCAGCTCTTCCTTCAGAGCTGAGAGCTGATCGCTGACCGCTGACAGCTCGGCTCGCACACTCGCCGCCAGCTGGGCCCCGCGGTCGTCCCCCACGTCCACCAGCGAGATCTCGACGATCTCCACGTCGATGAACGCCAACGCCTCCGTAACCCCGGCCTCCTTCAACTTCTTGGCAAACCACGGATCGAGGTCCTTGTCGTCCGCGCGCACCCAGCGCCGCTGCTTCGCGGCCCACCCCAGGCTCAGGCTGCTCAGCATCTTCTGGCTCACCAGTTGCCAGGCCTGGTCGGCCAGCTCCAGCCCGCTCGCAACCGTGGCCTCGAAGTACAGGCCTTTGCTCCGCTGCACCTTCAGCTTCTCGACCAGGCCGATCGTGGCGAACCCGCCCACGAAACCGTGCAGTGCCAACAACGGCAGGCGCGCATCGGCGTTCGCCGCCAGCCAGTCCTCGACTGCCTGGGGGTGGATGATCCGCCCGGAGCGCATCACGCCGAACGTGTTGGCGTACCCGCGGATCCGCCGCTCGCCGTCGACCGTCTCGGCCGTCTCGATCGTGAAGTCGATCGCCGCCCGGCACGGCTGCGCCTCAATCTCGGCGCGTCGCTTTTTGTCCTCGTCGTTCACGCTGCTCTCCTCAATGGCACCACGTCGTAGCCGGCACCGATCGCGTTGACTATCTGCACGACGGTCGCGCCCTCACGGTCCTTCTTCGCCCGCAGGGTCACCATCACGCAGTTGCAGTTGATGATCTCGCCCGCGCTGCCGGCCGGATCACGCGGGAACATCAGCCGGTCGCGGCCGACCTTGAACCGCTCCTCCATCGCGATCGGGTTAGTGCGTGGGTGATAGTCGCGGCCGGCCTTCAGGTGGGTCAGCCGCGGGTTGCGACCGGTGATCCACCCCTTCATCTTGGCGCCCGCGGCGGAGGCCGCGACGAAGCGTGCCGTGCTCACCGCCTCCCCGGCCTCGGTCCGCGCGATCCGCAGCGCCCGCGCCCGGTCGCCTCCCAGCACGCCATGCACGCGGCTCGACAGCTCGCCGACGGTTTCGCCCTTGCCGATCCCCTCGACCAGCGTGCGTTGCAGCCGACCGCGTGTGGTGCGTTCGACGTTGGCCACCTTGGGCGCCTTGGCCCGCATCAGCGCCTGGATGTACTTGCCGGTTTTGAGCTTCTGGACCGCCCCCTCGACCGCCGACGGCGAGAGTCCCAGCCGCTTGAGCTCGGCCCGCAGCGTCCGCTCGACCGCGCGCGGGAAGTACTCGCTGAACATCTTCCGCAGCTTGGCCTGCTCGCTGGTGAGTCGCAGCAGCACACGTTTCGCGATCCGCTCCGCCTCTCCGTCCGCCCGCTCCCACGGGCGCAGCTCGTTGCCTGGCTGCCTGGTTGCCTGGTTGCCTACAGCGCGGCGTAGCCGCCGCTGAATCTCCCGCTCCTGTCGCAGGAAGTGTGCCCGGAACCGCTGCCGAATACGCGGCACCTGTTTACGGATCTGCGCGTCCTCGGCCCGCTTCTCGCTGGCGATCGTCGCCGCGATCTCTGAGCTCTGAACCCCGAACCCCGAACCTTCCTCGCCTTCCCCTTCGTCACTCCGCCCCTCCCTCTCTTCGGCCTCCTCCTCTTCCTCCTCCCGCTCGATCGGCGCCAGCCCGCCCAGCCCTCGATGATCTGCTCCGGCGTTGCGAGCCCCGACTCCAGGAAGCTCTGCCCACCCCAGGGCTGATCGTCCAGCCGCAGGTTCAGCAGGTTTTTCGCCTCGTTGTACGGCACGCCGCTGCGCAACGCCTTGTTGAACGTCTCCAGCTTACCCTGCTCGAGCTTCTGGATCACGTGGTGGCTGTTGACGTCGATCACCAGCTTCACGCCCGGCTCGATCCGCGGCAGCAGGAGTATGTTGAACAGCCCCATCGTCTTCTTGGCCAGCGGCCCGATCGTCCCGTGGATCCAGACCTCCTGGGCCGCGTCGCCGATCTGGTAGTGCGCGGAGTCGAACACGAAGCACACCACCGGCGGCGTACCGATCGCCGCGAAGATCTCCTCGCGGTTGAACTTCCGCCCCTCGTACAACGCCAGGTCGACGTTGTTCATCGCCATCTGCTTGTAGTCCACCCCGCCGCCGATCACGCGTGTGCGCCGCGCGTTGGGCGCCCCCCCCAATTGATCCTCCCAGGCTTTGAGGTACTCCTCGCCCTCCTTCTTATCGACCCGCTCGGGGAACACGATCAGCCCGCCGGGCGAGCCGTTGTTCGCCAGCGCCGCGTCGTTGAACTGCGCGGCGCGGTAGTCCTGCTGGATGCCGAGCTTCGCGGCCTCCAGCGGGCTCAGCCCACGGTACGCGTCGTAGGGGTTGAACAGCCGCATGTACGCGTGCTGCTCGGGCAGGATCGGCACGCGCTTCCAGTCGCCGCGCATCGGCGTGTAGTCCCACCACAGCAGCTCGCCGGTGCGCTCGGCGAACTTGGGCGTCATCTGGCGCCGGCCGACCACCATCAACTCTTTCGGCACGACCGATCCGCTGCGGAGGCTCTCGGCGTCGCCGTCGAACACGTGCGCTTCACCGCCCTCGCACAGGTGCCCGACGAACTCCTCGACCAGGTCTTCCATGGTCGCGTCGCGGGCCGGTCGGCTGAGCAGCTCGAACGCGCGCCCGCTGGTGATCTCCTGGTCCTCGTTGTCGGTCCGCACCAGCTTCCAGTTCAGCCCGGCCACGCCGCGCGCGTTGGCGCTCACCGCCACGTAGACCCAGGTGTTCTGCGCCATCGGCCGCGTAACGTCATCACTGCTGACATAGCCGAACAGCCGCGTGACGATCTGGCTCCAGCTCAGCGTCGAGGATGCGCGGAACAATCCCGTCGCCGCCGCGGTCACCCGCCGCCACAACGTCGGCCGCCTTGTCGCCAGTTCAGTTCTCAGTTTTCAGTTCTCAGTTTTCAGCGTTGTTACGTTCTCACCTTGTCACGTTAGCACGTGGTTCTGGCGATCCACCCGCCGGCCGCCGGCCGGGCCGCGTGCTTGCACAGCGCGGCCGCCCAGAACCGGTCCGCGTGCGAGCCGGCGGCCTCGCCCTCGAAGCGTGGCTTGTTCCCGGCGGTGAACGTCTGCTGGATGCTGTGCAGATCGTTGCGTACTTCGTCGTCGTCGAAGATCAGGAAGTTGCGTTCCTCCATCGCATAGCGGAGGTCGCCAGCCAGTAACGGTTTGATCGTGTTGAACTTGACGCCCTCGACCCGATAGCCGCCCCACCGACGCTTCATGACCTCGGTCGGCATCTCCCCCATCCCGGTCTCGTCCATGCACAACCGCGTAAACGCCGGATAACGCGACAGCACCTGCGAGACCCGCTCGATCTGCGCCTCGAACTTCACGTTGCGCATCACGAGCAACCCGAGCGGCCTCAGCACCGTGCCGACCTGACCGGCGATCCAGCATACGCTCAGGTGGTGATAGCGCGCGATGTCCCACCCGCCGTAGACCGGCCCGTCAAACGGCGCCGGTTCGACCGTGGCCTCCGGATCACCGCACGCCACCAGCAGATCCCAGTTGAGCCAGACGGTGTCCTCGTCGACGAACTCGCACAAGTACTCCTGACGCCAGCGCACCTCGTTCAGGATGGCCCGCCGCAGGAAGGCCGGATCTTGCGGGCAACCCTGCGCGACCGCCTCGTAGATGGTCAGCTTCTCGAAGTACCAGGGCGAGCCGTCCTTCTTCGCATCCTGTGACACCTGGTACATCGCGCGCTTGCCGCGCGGCGTGCTGGTAAGCAGTGCACGCAGATTGTTGGTCGATGCCACCGGCAGTGCCGTGCCGAGCAGCTCCGACCACCACGGGTTCAGGTCGATCTCATCGGCGACCAGATTCGCCGTGAAGCTGGCCGCCGCGTCCGGGTGTCCGCTCAACACCCAGACCCGGCTGTCGCCGGGATAGACGATCTCGAAGTTGCCGCCGCTTAGGTCGTTGACGTTGGGGCCCTGCAGCATCTTTCGGGCACGCACCACGGCCTCGGCCTGGTCGTGCACCTTGCGCGCGAGCTGGCGGCTCTGGAGCTGTGAGCGGTTGGTCAACACCCATTCGGTTCGTTGCCGCTGCGCCTCGGCGTCGAGGATATCGACGTTGACGATCGAGGCGGCAGTAAAACCCTTCCCGGTCTGGCGCGACCACATCAGCGCCATGAGCCGGTCGGGAAGAAGGATCACCCGCTTCTGGTACGGCCGCGGCGTCAAGACCGACGCGCGGGGGGCGGCCGGCGTCCCGGCCGCCCCCGATTTGCGTGGTCCTCTCTTAAGCGCGTTTCGGCCTTTCCCCTTCGTCGCTCCGTCGCTCCGTCGCTTCGTCGCTTTCCTCACAGCCCCAGCACCTTCCGCTTGATCTCGACCACCTGTTCGGGCGTGAGCTCGTTGGATGTCTCCATCTCGTCGAGTTGCTCGGCCGCGGCCTTCATCTTCAGGTCGTGCAGCTCCTGGGCGCGCTGCTCCGCCTGCTGCCGGACCTCGGCGATCTTGCTGCGCTGGATCACGCTCAGCACACTGTGCAGCCGGTACGCCGGCAGCGTCTCCGTCAGCAGCGCCTTGCCGATCGCCGCGCGCGTCAGCTCCTCCAGCGAGTCCCGCGAGAACGACGAGGGCGGTGTGGTACCCGATTCGACGCGCTCGCGTGAGCTTTCTCTCCGCTTCTCCACGTACCGGCGGAAGCTCCGCGGACGCGTGTAGCGCCCCAGTTTCAACTGGCGGTAGATGTCGATCGACTTGTAGTTCGCCTCGTCGTCGATCCACTCGTGGATCGCCTGCAGCTCCTCGCTGGGAACCTTCGTCGTCCAGTCTGGTCGTCCCGCGCTCATCCACCTCGGACCTCGTCAATCGCCAGCCCCGGCTGCCAGCAGCCGTTTCCTGTCTTCGAGCAGTTCGACTGCCCGCTTGCGACAGAGCATCAGCGACGACCACGCGGTCGAGATCTCGACCTCGTCCAGCCGACTCAGTGCCGGGGCATCGTCAAAGCTGCTCAGCGCGATCAGTTGCGCGCGGTGTCGCTCAGCGTCCCCGACGCACCGCTTCAGCTCGCGCTCCAGTTCCACCAGTTGCCGTCCGCGTTCATTCACCTTGTCACCTTGTCACGTTCTCACCCGCCGCTAATCGATCGCCTTCCACACTGCGGCGACCAGTCCCAGCAATCCGACGATCGCCGCCAGCGCACCCGCCCAGCGCTGCATGCTGCCCTTGACGCAGTCCACCTTCTTGTTCATCTCGCGCTGGTCCTCGTCGCGCTTGGCCTGACACGCCTTCAGGTCCTCGTCCGGCACGTAGTCCCGCTCGATCTGCGCGATCCGCTGCTCGTGCTCGCGGCGGTAGCTGAACAGCGCCTTGATCTCCTCCTCGTGCCGTTTCAGCGACGTCGCGACGGTACCCTTCAGCCGCGCGACGTCGGCCTGTAACGCCGCCTGCCCCTCCCCGAGCGCGTCCAGCTTGTCGAAGATCACCCTGGCGTCGTCGCCGCCCATCGATCACACCCTCGGCGCTCTCGGCGCCTTGGCGGTTAGCTCACCTTCAGGATCGCGAACGTCACGTCCGTGTCTTCGCTGAACTCGATCTTGATCTTCCCGGCGTTGACCCCGCTCTGGTTGTACAGCGCCGGTCGGAACGGACCGATGAACCGGTCACCGGTGGTCGCCGGCACCGCCACCACCTGGTCCTCCAGCGTGCGACCCTGGTACTCGCCGCCCTTGACCGTCACGTTGGTGCTCGACCCGCCGGTGTTCTTGACGTGCAGCACGATCCTGCCGTCGTTTTCCACCACGTGCCCGTTCACCTCGTCGGCGGCGATGTACGTCGCCGCCAGCCCGCCGACTACCACCGGCTCAGACGATTCTTGGTTCACTGGCATTGCTTACTCCAGGTAGGGCAGGCACCTTTGCCTGCCAGTTTTCAGTTCTCTGCAACCTGTGCCTTCGTCGCTTCGTCACTCCGTCACTCCGTCACTTCGTCTCTGCGCTACTCCCAGCAGCGCCTCGAACGTCCACCCATTCATCCACACGCCGTCGTGCGGGGCGGGCTCCCCAGCTTTCAGCACCCGCACGTCGACGCGCGGATCGTCAAGTACCAGTCCCGGACGAGGGCTTTCCGCCGCCGGCGGCTGGATGTTTAGACACCCCGTTACCGCCACCGCGACGAAGGGCAGTGAGCACTTCCAGCACCTGCGCGCGCACGTCCGCATTCCTGCCTCCCTTCTTGGCCAGCGCCCGGCTGGCCGCGTAGGCCGCGGCGGCAGCCGCCTCGACGATCGCGGCGTACTCGCCCGGGATGTGCCCGGCCAGCCAGCCCAGCAGCGTCGAGACCACCACCAGCGCCGTGATCCAGAACTCGGTCGTCTTCCAACCCGGTTTGATGTCCATCGCATCCTCCGTAGGGCAGGCCTGGGCCTGCCAGCAGCCGTCACCCGGTAGGGCAGGCCTGGGCCTGCCAGCTGGGTTCGGCAAGGATTCAAGGATCCAAGGATCCCAGCAGCCGTCAGCTGGTAGGGCAGGCCTGGGCCTGCCAGCAGGGTTCGGGGTTCAGGATTCCGCAATCCGCATTCCGCAATCCCGAATCACCCTCCGCGTCCGAACACCCAGCCGGCCAGCACGCAGCCCCCCGCGATCAGCAGCGCCACCAGCAGGACCACGAACAACCTCCACAGTCCCCGCAGGGCCCGGTCGATCTCGCTGCCAAAGTGCTCGCCGCTCACGGCTGACTCCCTTCGTCGCTGCGTCGCTCCGTCGCTGCTAGTCCCTAATCTCTAGTGACTAGTTTCCAGACTGGTCTTCATCCTCGGCGACCGGCGGCGCTTCGCCGGCCGGCTCGGCCGGGCCGGTCGCCGCGACCTGTTCGCCGCTCACGTCGGCTCCGCCGTCCACGTTTGCCAGCGCGATCACCAGGCCGGTCTCGGCCCGCCACATGAAGTGCAGCTCGGGGTCGTGCCCGCTGGCGTCGGCCGAGAAGTTGCGCACGAACGTGTCCAGCGCGCACCCGCTCAGCAGCACCGCCCAGACGCACAGCGCGCCCAGCGCGCAGAGCCTCCCAAGCGTCAACCGTAAATCGTCAATCGTCAATCGATGCGTGCCCTCGGCACGCGAGGTGAGATGAGCATCCTTGCGGTTTCGCACGGCATGACCTCCATGTCATGCCGGCTAACGTCCAGTTGTCGGTCACAAGCCTAGATCGGCTCCCCCGCCGCCGTCAACCCCCTCAAATCCCGAATCTCAGATCTGCGATCCGGCCTGCTTGTGGAGCTTCGCCCCGCACTTGCTGCAGGTAACCACCTCCTGGCGCGCCATGCCCCGATTTTCGAACCCACACGCCGGACACGTCACCGCCAGCCGGCGCCGTGCCCGTTCCTCCTCCTGTCGCCTCCGCCTCCTGGCCTCTTGCTCTTCTTTGATCCGCCGCTCCCGCGCGGCCTCTTCCCGCGCTCGCCGCTCGGACTCTTCCAGTCGCCGCTGCTTCTCCGCCCGCGCCCGCTGCTCGGCCTCTTCGGCCGGCAGCTTCTCCAGCTCCAGTTCCACCTTCCGCCGATACAGCGCCTCCGCCCGCGGCGTCCGCGGCAGTTGTCCCGCCATGATCCATCCGAGCGGTCCCAGCAGAATCCCGAGCCAGACCCCGTCACTCGTCCGCCCTCGTTCTCGGCCGATCGACGCCCCGACCAGCCCGCCGATCACAAGCCACAGAATCAGCCCAAAGAGGATCACCGCAAACACTAATCCCGGGTCCGTCTCTGCCAACATCACCGTCACTTCGTCACTCCGTCACTCCGTCACTCCGTCACTCCGTCACTTCGTCACTCTTTTCCCGTTTTTCCTGAGCGCGCGCCGCGCCGATCTCGTTGTACACCTTATACGGGGAGCTCCCCGTCCGGCATCTCCCCCAGGTCCATCGGTACCAGAGAACGGAGTCTCAGCATGTCCAGCGCCAACTTTAACCGCCCAGACGCCCAGACGCCAAATCCCAATCTCATTTGGATGATCGTCGACGAGCTCTCCGCTTTACCACAGCACGCCCTGATCGGCCTGCTCCATGGCCTGCGAGCCGCTCGCCGGCCCGGACGCCATCCGCGAAGCCCTTGCGCTGCTCGTGCACCTCGGAGGCGATCTGCTCGAATTCGCCCTTGAGATCCACCGCCTGCATGAGCCACCAGGTCGTGATCACACGCACGACCTCAACTGCCGCATCCTTCGCCATAGGCGAGGCTTGCACGACTTCCTGAAGCCGCGATAGCACCGGCCGATCGAAGCGCACCCCGATCGGCTCGGCCAGATTACCCTGTTTTTTTCGGCCGGCCACTTGACAACCCCGCGTCTTGTTGTACCCTGTTAACAGAATGCAACGGAAATCCACAAAACCAGCACCGCGCCAGCCGCTCGAGGAGCTCTTGGCCTGTCGGGTTTCGCCGGAGATCATGGCCCGGATCGACGACCTGGTGGCCCGGGCCAAATATCCGACGACGCGCTCCGATGTCGTGCGCAAGCTCATCTATCGCGCACTCCGGGCGCAGCGCAGCCGCAACTCCGGCGTCCGTGCCGCTGGGTAGTTCCTGGCTAGCTTCTAGCCAGTTTCGGAGAGATGCCTCCGTGCGTGATCTCCAACGTATAGTCTCGTCCCATAAGCGCCGCTTTGCAAGCGGCTTATCGAATTTTTGGGCTCCCGGCCGCGGGCGGTCCGCGGCCGGTTCTGTAGGCGTGCCGGGCTAACGTCCAGTTGCCCGGTCCACAGCGAGTGGGAGGCTCCGCGGTGTCGGACCGTTGGGCAGGTCAGTTCAGGAACGCTGAAGCGAAAGCGGGCAGCACGAATCCTGACCAACCGCGCCCGCTTCCAGATATCGCCCCCGGCCCCGCGTCCTCCCCCTCGTTTAGTAGGGCAGGCCCTGGCCTGCCACCAGCCTGGCCGGGAAACCAGGATTCCACGATCCCAGGATTCCAGGATCCCAGCTCGGACAGCAGTCCAGCCAGCCGGCGGCACGCCGCCGCTTCTGCTCTAATCCCCAATCGTCAATCGTCAATCGCATCTTACAGAGGTGGGTGATGGAGTCTGAGAGTGTGAAAGGACGGGCCGAAGACTGCCCTACCGCTTGGTTCGCAGTGCTTGAGAGAGCCAACGAGAGCGGCGACGTGGAACGGGCGGCTCAAGCTCTGCGGGAACTCCGCCGTCTCGGCGTCATCGTCCGGTACGTCAATTCAAAGACGGGGGAAGAACATGTCTGAGCGGCAACCCCCGCTGCTGGTCTCGATTGCCGATGCCGCCGCTTCTGCTCTAATCCCCAATCGTCAATCGTCAATCGTCAATCGAAATGAGCCACGGAAGGCCGGGGGCGCGTCAAGGATGACGAGCTGCTCGGCACGAGGCCGACCCCGGCCTTCCGGCAGCATCCGCAAGTCTCCCGCGCGGTTGCTCTTGCGCCTATTACAATCCGCCGCCGCGTTCCTACTGAGAGGCACGAAGAGACGAAGCCACGAAGGCACGGAGGGAATAGGACCAAAACAATCCGCAATCCCCAATCGTCAATCGTCAATCGTCAATCGTCAATCGTCGATCCCCGTGCTGCTCCTCGGCCCCGGCGGCGACTACCTCCGCCCCTGGCCGAACGAACATGACCGCCAACGCGCCAAGAACACCACGGGCATGGAGGCCTCCGCCGATGTCTAGCACACTCGTGAGTCATGACCACTTGGTCAAGCAGCTAACGCGCCTGGCCGCGATCCGCCAGGTAATCGACGAGACCCGGAAGGACGAGCAGGCCGTCCACGCCGAGTGCATCAAGCTTATGCAGGCCGCGGGCCTCAAGGCCCTCAATCTGACGCCCGAGCATCGCGCCCTGCTCAGCCGGCCGACCAGCACCATCATCACGTTCGAAGCCTTTCGCGACGCGTGCCTGGCGCGCGACATCGCCCCGGCGGTCTTCACCGACGCGGTCAAGCACACCGTCGATGCCAAGCGCGCCAAGGCCGCACTCGGCCAGGAGGCCTTCGAGCTGATCGCGACCAACCGCCAGGGCAGCCCGCGGATCCGCATCGTCGGCGCCCGCGGCAAGAAATAGGACGTCATCATGGCGCGGCGGACCTCGTCCATCCCACTCGCTCGAAACCTGGATGTGTACCCCCTGTACAACAAGGCCACCGTCGCGCCATTCCTGATCTTCATACAGGGGAAATCGTGAGTGCCGAACCGGCTCACAGCCCGACGGCTTCTTTCCCCTCCGCTGGGCAGGGCGCGGCCCGTATGCCGGCCGCGTCCTCGCCCGGTTTTGTCCCGCTGACCGACCTGGTCGCGGCGTTCCCCGGCCCAACGCTGAGCGCCCGCCGCCAGTCGGCGCACCGCTGGGCGCTCGCGCTGACCGCCCGCGGCCAGGCCCGCAAGCTCGCCGGCCGACGCGAGGTTTCGCTCGAGGCGCGCCTGCCCGATGGGCTGACAGTCGAGTCCTACCTCAACGTCGGCCGCGTCGAGCAGCTCGTCGGCTTCACGTTACCGCCCGGTCATCAGCGCTGGAGCGATCGAGACCGCGAGCGTTTCCTGAACTCGCACGAGCTGCTCACACTGTGGGAAGCGACCAAGCAATGTAGGGCAGGCCATCTGCCTGCCAGCGAGTCGTTCGCGCTGTTCATAGCCCGCCACGCCGACGACGTCGCCCGGCTGGGCTTCAAGCACCTCTCGCTCCGCACGCTCCGGCGCATCCGCCGCCGCCTCGATCCCAACTCCGGCGCCGACTTCGACGGCAACGTCCGCCGACGTCGCGCGAAGCGCGGTAGGGGGGCTTGCACCCCGGAAGCCTGGGAGCTGTTCCGTTCGCTCTACCTGCAGAGCAACGGCCTCAAGCTGACCAAGTGCTGGCGCTTCGTCCAAGGCGAGGCCGCCCAACATGGCTGGGTCTGGCCGTCCGAATCGACCATCCGCCAGCGCGTTAAGGACGAGCTGCATCCGTCCACGCTGACGCTGGCCCGCCGCGGCCCCAAGCGCTTCGAGGCCGACTGCGTCCCCAAGTGCGAACGCGACTTCGAGAGCATGCTCGCCGGCGAGTGGTGGTGCCTGGACGGCCGCACCCTCGACTTCAAGTGTCGGGTGCCCGACGCCCGGCGCGAGTGGCGTCCGGCCCGTCTGGTGGTCACCGGCGTGCTCGATATGCGCAGCCGCTCACTGCGCCTCGACGTGCGCAGCACCGAGTACAGCGACGGCATCCTGGCCGGCATCCAGCAGGCCCTACGTGACTGGGGCGCGCCGGAGCACGTGATCGCCGACAACGGCGAGGCGTACAAAGCCGCACTCGGCTCGCGCCGCGGCTCCGGCTGGCAGAAGAAGTACATGGCCGATCCGCGCATCGGCAGCGTCTTCGCCAAGCTCGGCGTCACGTTGCACAGCAGCATCCCCTACCACGGCTGGGCCAAGCCGCTCGAGTCGATCTGGGACAAGCTCAAGGAGGACTTCGACCGCTGGCTCTGGTCATGGTGCGGCGGCTCGCCGGCCGAGCGGCCCGAAGGCCACGAGCGCGAGATCAAACGCCGCATCGACGACCTGCCCACCGAGGACGACGTGCGCGAGTGGCTGCCAATCTGGCTCGGCGAGTATCACGCCACCGCGCAGAGCGGCAAAGGCACCCGCGGCCTGTGTCCCAACCTCGTTATGGAGCAATACCGCGCCCCGATTCGCCGCGTCGATCTGGACGTCGTCGCTCAGCTCTCGACGCGCACGGTCGGCCCGGTCAAGCGCGGCCGCGACGGCTTCCGCTGGAAGCACATCCTCTACGGCCGGTGGGACGAAGAAGTCTGGCGTCTCAAGGACGATCGCTACTACCTGACGATCGAACCCGAACGGGCCGACCGCGTCACCGTGTGCGACTCCGACGGCGCGCCGATCTGCTACGCCCACAACCGCCAGCTCGGCGGCGCCTCCCAGGACGATCGCCGCGAGGCCGCCCGTCTCCAGGCCCGTTATCGCCGTGTGCACCGGGAAGCGGCCCAGGCCCGCGACTATCTCCGCGAGACGCCCACCGCCCAGATCCTCCAGGCCAAGCGTCGGCACGCCCAGGCCCGCGAGGCCGAGCAGCGCAAGCAGCTCCCCGCGCCCGAGCCGCCGGCAGTCACCATCGTCCGGCCGGACCTGGCCGCTGCCGCGGCCCGGCTCCATCGGCAGGAGCAGAAGACCGTCGTTCGACAGGCCGTCGAGCGCCCCTCGAAACCCCGTCGCAGCGGCTTCGACAAGCTCGCGGCGCTGGCCGAGTACGACGAGCAGCAGCACACCGAGCAGCGCCCCATCACCGGCTGGGAGCGGCTCAACTACGAAACGGAGGCGGCGGGATGACCACCGATTCAACTTCCCAACCGCCCACGGACGGGCACGGCTTCGAAGCCCTGCGTCAGCAGGGAAGGGTGGATTACAGAATGGTCAAGGAAGACCAGGAGATCACGCCGGAGCTCCGGCGGCAGATCGTCGACGATCTCAAGGCGTATCGCGACGACAACCCGCTCAGTGGCCGCAAGCCGCTGAGCTGGCAACGCCTGGCCGAGATGATCGGCCTGCCGCCGTCGACGCTGCACGACATCCGCTACGACAAGTACAAGGGCAACCGTGACGCGGTGCTCCGCAAGATCGACCAGTTCCTGGCCGACGAGCGCGAGAAGCGCGGGCGCTTCGAGTTTCGCTCGCACGCGCAGATCGGCATGACCGGGAAGATCTTCGGCACGATCCGCACCGGCATCCGGCGCAACTGGATGCCCGTGATCATCGGCTCGCCCGGCGTCGGCAAGACCGCCCACGCCCGGGCCTTCGCGGCCGACCGCGGCGGCGTGGTCGTCATCCGGCCCGACGAGGCCCACCGCGACGACCGCGGCGTCACGATCCTGCTCTGCACCGCGATCGACCCGCTGCGCCAGCAGATCAACCAGCCGCACCGCAAGCGGCTGCTCGAGATCAAGGCCTGGCTCCGCAAGCACGGCTCGACCGTGATCGTGGTCGACGAGGCCCAGAAGCTCAACAAGGCCGGTCTGGAGATGCTCCGCGACATTCACGACATCTCCGACGTCTCCGGCCGCCGCGGGATCCCGATCGTCCTGTTCGGCGACCACCGCTTCAAGAAGTTGATCGAGGCCAGCCGCGCCGACGAGCGGACCGTGATCGAGCCGCAGCTCGCCCGCCGGCTCAAGCCCGTGCTCGATCTCGATGCCGAGTGCGCGCTCGACGACGACGGCGGCCTCTACACCGTCGACGATATCGTCAAGATCGTCCAGAACGAGCGTGTCCGCATCCTCACGCCGCGGGCCACGCGTTGGCTGCGCGACCTGGCGAACGTGGTCGGCTACGGCCGGCTGGGCTTCGCGCTCGACGTCCTCAAGCTCGCGATCGACATCAGCCTTCCGCCCGGCGGCGCCCCGAAGCTCGCCAAGCCGATCGATGTCGACGTCCTGCAAGAGGCGCTGGAGATGACCTTCGGGAAGTCGGTCGCGATCGTGATCGACGAGCAGGCCGGCGGCGAGCTGCTCACGAAAACGGCCTAACCGCCCAGATGTAGGGCAGGCCCCGGCCTGCCAACCTAGCAAGATGAGAACGTGACAACGGCAGTGACGAAGAGACGAAGTAACGCAGTGACGAAGGGTGAACCAGGCCCCCGCTGCAAGCTCTGCGGTGGCCCGATTCGCGCCGGGAACAGATACGGGATCTGCACACGGAATCCAAGCTGCTTCCGCGCTATGCGCCGCGCCTGGTACGCCGCTCATGCCACCGAGCGTCGTTGCACGCAGTGGTCTTACCGCGAGCAACGGAAGCGCAAGCGGCAAGCTCACAACGTGACCAGGTGACAAGCCGGGTAGGGCAGGCCCCGGCCTGCCAAACGTGCGAACGTGAAAATGCCAGTGACGAAGAGACGAAGCGACGGAGCGACGAAGGGGAAACAGCGGCTCCCATCGGGTATTGCCTACGTCGTCGGTCGGCTGCGCTGCGGCTACGGACTACTCGAGGTCCCGGTCTGCCGCTGGCTTTGGGCGAATGGCACCTCCGTCTCGAACCACACGCGCCGCGCCATGATCCGCCGCAATATGGTCCGTTGCCGCGACGGCCGCGTCGAGCTGCGGCCGAAGGACGAATGGACCGAACCGGGACCTGAAAACTGAAAACTGAAAACTCCCCCGCTGACACGGAGGTCAGCCATGAACGTACCCGCCCGCCCGACCGTCAAGTTCGAGCCCAAGCTGGCCGACTTCACCGAGCACCCCGCCACGCTCATCGTCCAGGCGCTCGACCAGCTCTTCGAATGCAGCTTTCGCACGGACCAATCGCAGCACACGCACCTGATGGACCAGGCCCACACCGCCCCGCAGGTCCTGGCTCACGCGCTCGAGGAACTGTTCTACCTCCGCCGCGAGGTCGCCCTCGCCGCCGCCCGCGCGGCCGACGAGGAGCTCGCCGCCGCTGATGATGAGCTAGAGCTCACGCCCGAAGGACAGGCGGTTCTTGACGAGGAGCTCGCCGCCGCCCAGCGGCCCCTGGCCGACCGCTGCGCCGCCGCGATCGCCGAGGAGGCCGAACTGACAGGCAACCACCCGCCCAATCGTCAATCGTCAACCGCCAATCGCCAATCGCGCAGCGCTCCGGCCACCAGCGATCCGCCGCCCAGCTACGCCGACCTGGAGGCCGACGTCGCCCTGCTGCACCAGTGGAACAACCAGCGCGGCCAGAAACTGCACGAGGTCAAACTCCTCGCCGGCCTGGCCGGCGAGCTACTCGACCAGCTGACCCAGCGCGACTTCGCCGGCATCCTCCACCTGATCACTGCGATCGTGGACCGCCCAGATGTAGGGCAGGCCCCGGCCTGCCAACCTAGCAAGGTGAGAACGTGACAACGGCCGTGACGAAGAGACGAAGTAACGCAGTGACGAAGGGTGACTCCGTCACCACGCCCCAACTGCGCCGGCTCCACGCCATCGGCCGCCAGCTCGGCCTCGATCACGAACGTTTGCGCGACGCCGCCGGCGTGGCCAGCCTCAAGGATCTGACGCGCGCCCAGGCCGCGCATTTCATGGACCAGCTCGAAGAGCGCCACGGCACGCCGCGCCTGGTGAACACACCCTACGCCGATGCCAGCCAGCAGCAGCGCAAAGCGATCTGGGCCAAGCTCAAGCAGTTGCATCAGGAGTGCGGCTGGTCGAGCGCGAAGTGCGCCGGCTGGCTCCAGCGCCGCTACGGCATCGCGCACCCGTATGTCGAGGGCCTTCAGAGCGGCCAGGCCAGCGACATCCTCGACGCGCTCGACAACATCCTGGCCAAAGCGCAGCGACGAAGCCACGAAGCCACGAACCGACGGAGGGAAACCGGATGATCGGTGAAGACACGAAGCTCGGCCTGGTGATCTGGGCCCTGGCCATCCTCGACTGGCTGACCGGCCTCCTGCTCTTTTGGACCGCCTGGTGGAGAACGTAACAACGTAACAAGGCGAGAAGGTGGAAGATGACCGAGACACGATCATTTGAAGGTTGGGCCATCGTTGAGCTGATGGGCCACGTCCGTATCGCCGGCCACGTTCGGCCCGAGGAGCACTACGGCAAGGCCATGCTGCGCGTGGATGTACCCGGCGATGATGGCGTCATGACGACACAGCTTTACAGTCCCGACGCCCTTTACTGCGTAACGCCGACCACCGAGAAGATCGCGCGTGCGATCGCCAAGCGCAGTCAGCGCATGCCGATCTATCCATTCGAACTCCGCCAGCTTCCCGCGCCATCCGAATCGAACGATCCCGGCGCCCTTGACGAGGAGGAGCAGGCAGACACGGCCAGCGGATTCGACGACGAAGAGGGCTGGGATGACGAGCCCTGAAAACTGAAAACTGATGACTGAGAACTTCGCTGACATGGAGGTCAGCGCCCTGAACCTCATGCAATACAACCAGCTCGTCACCAACGCCCGGCTAACGAAGTCGATCCGCGTCACGCGGCGCGAGTTCGCGGCTGCCCGGTCGTATCGCGAGCGTGATGTGTCACTCGACGTCAGCCTGACCAGGCTGCTGCGTAGCGCATCGCACTCGGTCACGTTGCGCGAGCGGGCGCTGATCGCGCTGATGTCCGAGTGCCCGGGCGAGCTGGCCTGGCAGGTCGGCGTCGCCGGGATCTCCGCCGGCGTGCTCACGATCGCGGTGTCGCACCCGAGCGTCTCGCTGCGCCTGCGCCCGGCCGCCGAGCGTATCCGTCGCGACCTGGGGCTGACCGTGCGTTTCCAGGTCGATCCCGCCGCGCTGCGCCGCCCGCGCCACGGCGGCCCGCCGCCGGCGGAGCCGGCCCGCCCGTCACCGCCGCCGCGCACCCGGCTCGTCAACCGCCGCCGCGTCCCCGCGGCCACGGCCTTGTTCTGAGGAGGTGCCAGCCGATGGGCACTAGCCGCATGGCCAAACGTCTCGCCGGCCGGTTCGGCTATCCGAAGCACAACCCCTTCGCGCCGCGCTGGCGCCCCGACCGCTTCGACGAGGTCCAGCCCACGCAGCGCCCGCGCGTCATCTTCGTCCCCAGCATGGGCGATCTCTTCCACCCCTTGCTTTACAACTCTAGCGGAGCATTCAAGCTTAGGCAGGTCGGATATTCTGCGTGCTCGAACCTGACTCGGATCCTTGACACGATGCGCCGCTGCCCGCAGCACGTCTTTCTCGTGCTCACGAAGCGCCCCCGCATCATGCGCGACCTCGTTCCCCGCCTGATGGGGCTCCTAAACCACGGCATTCCTTTGCGCAACGTCTGGCTCGGCGTCAGCATCGAAAACCAGCGCCGCGCCGATGAGCGCCAGAAGTATCTACGCGGCCTCTCCGCGCTCGGCTGGCGCACGTTCGTCAGCTACGAGCCCGCCCTCGGTCCCATCGACTGGCGCGGCTGGGAGTTCATCGACTGGCTGATCGCCGGCGGCGAGTCCGGCCGCGGCGCCCGACCAGCCCATCCGGATTGGTTCCGCACGGCGCGCGACTGGTGTGCGTCTCACCAGATCCCCTTCTTCTTCAAGCAGTGGGGTGAGTGGGGTATCAGCCCACGCATCGGCAAGGTGCTGAGATCAGGCGCCACGCGAACACCCGCAGAATGCCGCGACCCTGATTGTATGTTGGGCGACCCAATGCGCGAGTCCACCACTTGGTGCTGGTATCGCCTCGGCAAGAAGACCGCCGGTCGCCTGCTCGACGGCCGCGAGTGGAATCAGCTCCCGCCACAGATCGCCGAGATCTCCAATCGTCAATCGTCAATCGTCAATCGTCAATCGAAAGGCACGGATGCCGCCCCAGCCCCCCCCACAACCTGAGCTCTCCCCGCGCGCCCGGCACCTGCTGCTGGAGCTCAACATCCAGCGCGCCCACCACGGCGCCGGCGCGATGGTGAAGGACAAGGACCTGGCCAAGTCCGTGCATGCCCCCGAGCGCGACATCGTCGACCTGGCCGGCGAGCTGATCGATGCCGGCCACCTCGTGATGGCCTCGTGCGATTCCAACAACCCCGGCCGCTGCCTGCTGAAGCGCGGCGACGATCTCCAGCCCGCGCTCGACTACCTGGAGAGCCTGCACGAACGCGGCGTCAAGATCCTCAGCCGCGAGCGCCGTTTCCGTGATGCGCTCGAAGCCGCCGGCGCCGGCCAGCTCAACCTGCCCTTGGAGGAGCCGGCATGAGAAACCCGGCGCGCCAGCTCGGCCAGTTGATCAGACGCGCCCGACGCCGCAGTGGCATGTCACAGGCGACGCTCGGCCGCGATGTCTGTGTAAGCAGCAGTTACATCGGCCTGATCGAGCGTGGCGAACACGTTCCGCGCGCGGCCACCCGTCGCCGCCTGATCGCCTCGCTGGATCTCAGTGAAAAAGACGCTCGCCGGCTAGAGGAGTTGAGGCGGGCGGCAGCGCCGCTGCGCTGGGGCTCTCCGCAGTATTGGGCGATGCTCAAGCAAAACGGATTCAAACCGGGCCACACGATCGGCCCTCGCTTCGCGAAGGGCCACGTCCCATGGTGTAAGGGTCTCAAGGGCATCCACCAATCGCCCGCTACCGAGTTCAAACCCGGCCACGTTGGTGGGGCCGCGGCGCGCAAGCTCCGGCCTGTTGGAAGTGTCACTATTCGCCGCGACCACGGCCACGGCTCGAAACGACGCTGGATCAAAATACGCCCGCACGGACCGGGCGTAGAAGCTTACATTCCACTTGCTCGCTATCGCTACGAGCACAAACACGGCCCCATCCCGCCGGGCATGTTCGTCGTCCACGCCGATGGCAACACACTGAACGACGAGCTGTATAACCTAATCCTTATGACGCGCCAGCAGCAGCTCGCCTGGCAGCGATCTATCCGCCCGAACATGGAGACCAAACGCAAACGGCGCGCATCTCTTGGTAGCCGCCGACGCTGGATTGAGTACCGGCAGCTCAAGGATTTTCGGCGCAGAAAGGAGCCCGCATGAGCCAATCTCCAATCGTCAATCCCCAATCGTCAATCGCCGACCGCCCCAACTGGGACAGCTACCTCAGCGCGTTGGCGGTGTTGGGCGCCACGCGCTCGCACGATCCCGAGACCAAGCACGGCGCCGTCATCGTCGATCGTGACCACCGCATCCTGGGCCAGGGGTACGACGGCCTGCCGCGTGGCGGCGACGAGTCGCGGTATCCGATGACGCGGCCGGACAAGTACCCGTACATGGTGCACGCAGAGCTCAACGCGATCCTGAACTGTTCGCACCGTCCGGAGGGCGGCACGATCTACGTCACGGGTTGCCCGTGCACGCGTTGTATGCTGACGATCATCCAGGCCGGCCTGGTGCGCGTGGTCTACGGCAACCTCTCGTCCGACTCGGTCGACAGTGACGAGCAGGCCGGCGTGGCCCTGCTGGCCCGCGATCACCACATCGAGCTCGTGCACTACAAGAACCCTCCGCTCGTCCCGCTCATCACCGCGATCGAACTCCTGGGCGTGAAGGTGGAGACATGATGATCCTCTCGTTCGGCTGGACCTGGGCTGCGTTCGTCGCACTGGTGAAGACCGCCACGCGCCGCGACTGGTCGCCGGCCTATGCGGCGCTCTGGAAGCGCGGGACCGAGTTCGTCGCCTACAACCGCTCGCCCCGTTTCGGTGGTCGCCCGATCGGTACCGGCCGGCTGACGCAGGATGCGCTCTACGAGCCGCTTAGTTCAATGCCCAGCAGCGATTACGAGGCCGAGGGCTTCGCTTGGCTGCACGAGCACCCGGAAGCCTTGCCCAAGTCGGCCCGTCAGCAGATCTGGGGAGACTGCACGTTCCCGGCCTTCGATCGCTGGCGCAACTCCGGCGGCTCACTCTACGTGGTCCGCTACGAGATCCTCACCATAACCGACTGGGCCCGCGACGAACTGGCCAAGCTCATTGCAGAAGACCGGCGCGCCGGGGAGGTTCAGTCTACCCGGAACGCCGCTGGTGCCACAACACCAGCGGTCTTTACACGCCGGCCAGATTCGATACGGACATCATAGAGGTTCAGAGATAGCGAAGGGAGGTTGAAACGAAGAGTCAGCCAGGTCCTCTCAGGTCGGCGACGATGGACGCTCATCAACGGCGACTGCCTCACCGAGCTGCGCAAGCTCCCCGACGGGCGCGTCCACGCGGTGATCGGCGATCCCCCTTACGGGATCTCGTATCAGTCCAAGCACTCCCGGCGCTTCAACCTCCTGGCCAACGATGCGCGCCCGTTTCACTGGTGGCTCTTCGACGCCCAGCGGATCCTGGCCGACGGCGGTGTGTTGCTGTGCTTCTGTCGCGGCGATGTGCAGGACGTCTTCAAGGACGCCATCACCCACGCCGGTCTGCACGTCCGCTCGCAGGTCATCTGGGACCGCGAGTATCATGGCGCCGGCGATTGCGCTTCAACCTTCGCGCCTCAGCACGACGTGATCTGGTTCGCGACCAAGGGCCGCTTCGCCTTCCCCAACGGCCGCCCCCGCTCGGTGCTCCGCTGTCCGAAGGTCTCCCCACGCGAACTCGTGCACCCGACGCAGAAGCCCGTGCGCCTGCTGCGACCCCTGGTCGAGAAGGTCACCCGACCCAACCAGCTCGTGCTCGACCCGACCGCCGGCAGCGGTTCCACTGGCGTGGCGTGCCTGCAGATCGGCCGCCGCTTCATCGGCATCGAGCTCGACCCCGACTTCGCCAAGACCGCCCGCTGCCGCATGCGCCAAGCAGCCCACCAGGCCGCCTCGTGACCCCGTTTCCGGCCCTTTCCCAAGCAACCCTCGAAGCCTCTCTGAACCCGCTTCGAGCCCCGATTCCTTGTAACAACCCTGTCACAACGTTACACGGGCTGTTACACGCCATCTGTAACGCCGGGACCCCGGCATCCCCCACAACCCTCGGCACCACCGCCGCTTACGCCGCGCCGCCAACGTGGCCGCGTGCGCAGAAGAATGACCGCACCGCTGGCCGAATTCCGGCCGTGCGCGCTTGCGTGGCCATATTTCCGCGCACCGTTGATTCCCACCTAACTCTCGGCCACAACACCACTTAACCCGCGTTTCCCTCAATGGACAATTCGGCCATTTTTTCCTGTGCAGTCCACGGATACTGGCCGGCGAACTCCAGGGGCGACGACCTGATCATCTTCGAGCCGCCCACCGGAACCATCAAACGCCCGGAGCATCACGGCCGCGAGATCGCTCGCTTCACGTTCCCGCGCCAGCACAAGGCTCCGTACTGGTGCCTGGCAGACTTCTGGCGGCCGCTGGAGGCCGGCGTCCCGGACGTGGTCGCGTTGTCGATCGTCACCGTCGGCAGCAAGGTCAGCGAGGTGGCCCGGCAGTGGTTCGACGACAACAAGTATCTGCAGTACCTGATGCTGCACGGGTTGGGCGCCGAGGCCGCCGAGGCGCTGGCCGAGTACGTCCACAAGCAGGTCCGTATCGAGCTGGGCGTCGCCGGCCAGGACGCGCGCGACCTCAAGAAGCTCTTCAAGCAGGGCTATCAAGGCGCCCGCTTTAGCTTCGGCTACCCCGCCTGCCCCAACCTCGCCGACCAGGTCCAGCTCATGAAGCTGCTCGAGGCCGAGCGCATCGGCATCGCGCTGTCCGCGGAATACCAGCTCCATCCGGAGCAATCGACCAGCGCTCTTATCACCTACCACCCGGACGCCCGGTACTTCGGCGTGCAGTAG